AAGCAGGGAGTAGCCGTAGCCATCGTAGGCAAGACGAATGTGGGCAAGAGCACCCTGCTCAACCGTCTGCTCCACGAGGAGAAGGCAATCGTGAGCGACATTCACGGAACCACCCGAGATGTAATCGAAGACACCACCCTCATCGACGGAATCACCTTCCGCTTTATTGACACAGCCGGAATCCGCAAGACGGATGATGTGGTAGAAAACATCGGAATAGAGCGCACCTTCCAGAAGATGGAAGAGGCGAAGATAGTAATCTGGCTATTAGATGAGCAGCCGTCAGCCTCAGAAATCGAGGAGATGAAGCTGAAGAACCAGGGCAAGAAGCTGCTGGTAGTATTTAATAAGATGGATAAACTTGAGAATGATAAACTTGCGTTCGATAAATTCACCCATTCCTGTGGCTCAGATTCCAGTGAATCAGAAGCCCCACTCTTCATCAGTGCCCGCACAGGCGAGAACGTTTCATCCCTGGAGCAGGCATTAGTAAAAGCCGCTGATATTCCTGAGATTACCGAGAACGACGTCATCATAACGAGTGCCCGCCACTACGAGGCCCTACTCCGTGCCCATGATTCCCTCACCCGAGTATTGGAGTCGATGGAAATGGGCATGAGCGGCGACATCATCGCCGAAGACCTGAAAATGGTATTGGAAGAATTGGGTGAAATCACTGGCGGACAGATCAGTAGCCAGGAAACGCTAAATAATATCTTCAAGCACTTTTGCATCGGAAAGTAAGGCGAATTTTCTTTGAAAACAAGAAATCACATAAACGGCATACCACCGCACACAAACAACATAAGTATCAATTATTTGCGATTTGTTAAGCAAATATAAATTATTGGGTAATGTGTCGGTAGTATGCCGTTTATGTGCTATCTTTGCGTTACTATTCTGTTACTCGTAACAAAATGGGTAACAAAAGTAACAACAATTCAACGCATAAGGATATGGCAGACATCAGCAAAGAACCGATTAAGATACGAGAGAAGAAACTTGCCAATGGAAACATATCTCTCTATCTCGACATTTACAGAAATGGCAAGCGTGAGTATGAGTTTTTGAAACTCTACCTTATCCCAGAGAAGACAAAGCAGGACAAGGAGAAGAATAAACGAACCATGCTTCTTGCAAACTCCATCAGAGCAAAGCGTACGGTGGACTTGCAAAATGGGGAGTTTGGTTTCAAGTCGGCATACAAGGAAGATACATTATTCTATCCTTATTATAGAATGATGTGTGAGAAGAGACTCGGAAAGGAAAGCAGAGGTAATTGGGGAAATTGGCGGTCATGCTTGAAGCATTTGGAGAAGTACGACCCTAACCAGAATGTCACCTTTGCCGAAATCACCCCTCAATGGGTGCAAGGCTTCCGTGACTACTTGGAGAATGATGCGGTAGCATGGGGCAATGATTATCGAAAGAGGATAAAAGACCATCCCCTATCAAGAAACTCAAAGCTGAGTTACTTCAACAAATTGCGTGCTTGCCTAACACAGGCATACGAAGAGCGCATCATCCAATACAACCCGATAAGGGGTATCGAGAACTTCAAAGAGGAAGAGGGTACGAGAATGTATCTTACCATTGAAGAGGTGAAGAAACTCGCCCAGACTGAATGCGAATACCCAAACATCAAGCGAGCATTTCTTTTCTCTTGCCTTACAGGACTCAGACGAAGCGATGTTTTACGTCTCACTTGGTCAGAAATCAAAAAGCAGGGAGATTTCACTCGCATTATATTCCGTCAGAAGAAAACAGGAGGGCAAGAATACCTCGACATTACCCCACAAGCAGCAGAACTCCTTGGAGAGAGAGGTAAGCCCGATGAGCATATGTTTACAGACATCCATTCTCCTACTTGCACCAACGAAACAATCAAAAGATGGGTACTGAGGGCAGGAATAGACAAAAAGATAACTTTCCATTGCGCCCGACACACATTTGCAGTTATGATGCTCGACATCGGAACGGACATCTATACCGTATCAAAGTTGCTCGGTCATCGTGAACTGAATACGACTCAAATCTATGCAAAGGTGCTTGATAAGAACAAACAAAAGGCGGTTGCCAACATTCCCGATATTTTGGGAGAACGTACTGAAAATGGGGATAAGCGTACCGATTAACCAAGACATTGACACAAAATAACGGAAAAGCGTACACGATACGACCTTTTCCGTTTTTTCGTTTATTGCAAATACATCGTTCCCTTACCTGTGAGAAGCCAATTTGAAGAGACCCCACAATCACGGATAAGAGGAATGAGCCATCCAACCTCAAAGAAACCTCGACCTAAATCTTTGCGCTGAGCATAGAAATGTCGTTTGTCTATGTTGTTGGTCGCACAGAACTGAGAGGTATTCTTTATGAGTTTGTTATCGAGTGAAGTTTGGAACGCTTGAAAGAAACGCTCCATGATGGCGATTGTGTCTTCACTATAATTTCTCCTGCGACTCATTATTTTTTGTATTCAGTAGTATTCTCTGCTTCTGACAATCCATAAGACCACATATTGAAAGATGTACTACTCCAATTCTTTATATATCTTTTATCCTCTTTATTGGTAATTGTACCGCTTTCCGTATCATATTGATAGAATGAAATGGTAGGTGTCGCACCATCATAAGCGGTTTTTATAGAATAATAATAATGTTTCGTTCCAGATATAGACGTATATCGGGTATCGTCTATATCAGCAGTGCCGAAAGCATACGTATCACCTTTATCTGTGCTATATATAGGATATATCAACTTGGGAGCAGAGTAAGGATGAAATGTTATAGTCTCATCATACCACTTACTTTCAAAATGGTAGAAAGTTCCTTTATAAGAACCATTCAATGTTTGCCATATTGTTTTTACATCTTGATTAAGTTGTGGTTCTGACTGACCATCATCATTACTTGAACAAGACGAAACTAACAGGGCGATAACCGCCAACAATGATAATACTTTTCTCATTATTATATATATTATATAGGTTAGACTTTGAGCGATAACACATCTTGATAAAGTGCATCTATCTCATGCGTAGGCTCGTTATATACTTTTCTTCTATCAATCTCTTTGCCAAGTTCCAACAAAAGAGATGATTTCATATCACTCGGAACTGAGCCAAATGATATTTGATGCTTTAAGGCATCTATTACCTTTCTATTCCAATTATCCATTTATGCCAAATTTTAACTCAATAATTGTTATCAGTCTATCAATCTCATTTTGAAATCTCTCTGTTGATTTCTGATTATTCTCGACTATCTTTAATAAAGCATCATAAGCATTCGGATTTATGTGTATGTCCGAACCACTTACATTCACACCAGAGACATTGCTATTTGATATATCCCCAATAGTTTGATTTGGCTTTGCAAGCATTTCCCCATTACCACTAATCAACCATTCCTCATTGAATAAATTATCAAAAGCACTATTGAAACGATGAAGAAATCTATCTGTGAGATATTTTTCATCGCCTTTCATGGCACGAGATACATTTGCCTTATCCGTACCCATCTTATCAGCAACATCTTGTTGCTTGTGAGCCTTACCTATACTCTTTAAGTATTCGTAGGCTGTTGTTATTCTACCAACTCTATTCTCAATCATAGTTGTGATATTAAATATTAATAAAACTTAAATACCAACATTTATTGAGAATAAATTTTGTTATCTCAACTTTTGTTGTTATCTTTGCAGCACAATAAGAAAAGTTATTGGCATACACCAAAAGAAATTTTGGGGCAAAGATACAAAATAAGTGCCTAACAAGCAAATATTTAACATTAAAATAATTTAACGCAATGGTTCAAAAGACATTTAGAAGCCTCTACGAGGATGAAAAGAAGAAACCCACGGCAGCGCAAATGTTTGTTTCGAGGGTTGCCACGTTGACAAAACGCTCAGAGATGACGGTGAGGATGTGGTTAAGTGGTCAGCAAGTACCCGATGAACTTGCAAAGAGTGTGATAGCGCAAGAATTTGGTGCAGATGTAAACAGCCTATTCCCTATCGAGTATGGAAGAAAATAAGTTGATGTGCATCGAAGCCATAGTTGGCAATAAGCACAAGAGCGTAACCTTTGAAGTTCCTGCGAGCTTTGCGCAATACATGGCAGAACTCAACCAGAAACAAGACAAAGGAGAAGAAGTTTATAAGGTGGATGGCGGCAAACAGACAAAGATACGCATCACCATATTTAGTCAGAGAAACGATTTTTAATTCAGATTACTATGTTACGGATTATCTTTAATTGGCGATATTGGGTATTACTCGCCATCGGTTCAGTTGCCTTGATTGGCATTTTCGGCTCTCCAGAGGATTATGAGGGTTTCGCATGGTGGGTGGCTTTCTTTGTATCAAAGGCTATCGGTTTCTATCTCGGTTATCTATACTTTCGCCTTTTCATGTATTGGGATGACCGTAACGAGATAGCAGAGTTATCCAAATTAGTAAACGATATGGAGGAATAATCTATGAGTACGGATGAAAGATTGGAACGTATCGAGAGGCTTATCCTAATGTCATCGAAAAATGCCCTCAATACGAAAGAAGTTGCCATCATGCTTGATATATCTGAGAGTAGAGTGAGACACTTGGTAAATGAGAAGTCTCTTCCCTACTACAAGCAAGGGAACAAAACCTATTTCAAAAAATCGGAAATAGAGTCATGGATGCTCCATACCAGATATGAAAGCAAGGCAGAGATTGAGAGTAAGGCAGCGACTTACATCGCCACAGGAAATTTTTAATATTAACAATAAACAACGCAAATGATGAAAACAATCATCTTAAAGAAAATGCACTTCCTTAACTTCAAGGGATTGCGAGAACTCGAAATCGAGTTTGATGAGAAATCGACCAGCATCTACGGTCGTAACGGTTCGGGAAAGACTACGGTCTTCGATGGGTTCACATGGGTTTTGTTCGGTAAGGATAGTTTCGACCGCAAGACTTTCGACATCAAGACACTTGACATCCACGGTGTAGCCATTCCACGCTTACCACATGAGGTTTCAGTCATCCTCTCGGTAGATGGTGAGGAAGTGACACTTTGCCGCCGCTACAAAGAGAAATGGCAAAAAAAACGTGGTCAGTCTGAGGAAGAGTTTACAGGACACGAAGAGGAACGCTTGTATAACGATGTACCTTGCAACGTGAAAGAATGGAACGAGAAGATTGCAGGACTTTGCTCTGAGCAGATTTTCAAGTTTATCACCTCTCCATCGGGGGTGTAATTTAAACTGTGTCAAGGCTTGTTCTTAACTTTCATTCCCACTCCCTGCTGGGGGCATGCCCCCAGCAGGGAAGTCTTTTCGGCTGCAAAGTTACATAATTTTAAATCTATCT